GTCCGTGATCCACTAAAGCAGGGGTCTCCTAGAGACAGTGAAGTACCAATTGTTCTAATATCTATTTTATAGAAATCAGGACACAATAGTACTTGAGGGTCGAGTCTAAACACGTATTTCATCATACGTTGTAAACCCTTTGATGGTCGAAGATTGCTATGCTTAATACCTGGGTATCGCGCGTAGTAATCCCAAAAGAACGAGCAGTAATCTACATCATTACATCCTCCCAGAATGTAAAATGCTAACACTCGCGAAGCAGACTGTTCCAAACTTGTAACATCGTGTTCAGGATAAAGGACCATTTTAAACCAATCAATAGTCTCTCTAACATACCTGTACCCGTGGGTTGTATAACCTAGGAATTTCCGCTGTCTTTGCTTCGTCGCTACCTTCAACTTACTTTCATTGAGTATTGCTCCAAAACAGTTCTTGGCATCGTTGCTTAATTGACGGCTGTTGATTTCATTGTGTGGTGATACCTTCTTGAAGTTGCTATCATCTCCTAAAACCTTTAAATCTGCAATAACCCACTTGTTAAAATGTGTTAATGTAGTAACCATCATAAAATTAACGATTGAACCGATTGCTTGGGTGAAGAAACTACCACTTGGTATTCCATGTTTCTTCTGCACTACCGTTCCATTCGGTAACATGAGTTTTGTTTTTTTAAAATACGTTCTCAACCAGTCAAACAATTTAATGTTCTTCTCTACCATAAGGTCTCCACCGTATACCAACTCACCATTGATGTAAGCGTAACGGTTGTCGAATGACTCCCAAATGATGTCGAATGCCTTATCTATCAAATAATTGAGTGCAAAAGCATCAAAACAACTCCAATCAAGTGTTACCTCTCTTAGATCGTCCAAATACTTGTTCTCAACTAAATGTTTCGCTAGTTTAACCATTGAATCCTTTCCAAAATGAACGCATTTAACGTCATTCTCAAGGTGCTCGTAAAAAGGAATCGCCCATTTTCCCTCCAATCCAGTCACTTCCATAGGGAAAACCCATATTGGTCGTGTCTTTTCGGGGATCATGTCATCCTCTAAAACGTCGCTTGGTACTAGCTCTGATAGATGTCCACGTAATGCCAACTTACATGGTGGTGCATATGTATGGATTCCTCGTTGAATACGGTGTTGCATGTAACTAGACACATCATATGCCTGTTCTACTACTTCACTTTTCTTCATCCCTGGGAAGCTAAATCCAGCTGCAGAGTCGAGGGCCATATTGTCAAATGATTCTGACAATGCGTACCTGTGTAGTGGTTCAGAAGGTATAAAGGTCCTTCTAGCGTGATCTATTGCGTGTTCAATAGACTGCTTGTATTTTGACGGAATGTCATCATACGTCCTTTGGTGGAATGAAAATGCCTTAAGTGATCGCAAGGCTGACTCTAAATTGGCGCGTTTCGTATATCCATGAAGGGACTCGTAAATTCCAGAGTTCCA